AACGATATTTGGACACAACAATCTTCGGGAAGTAACACATGGCAATAACAAGAGTTACCTTTGGAGAGTGGCTACCTGACCAGCCAGGGGTTATCGGTGCGCTGACCACGGCTAAGAACTGCTTTCCAAAGGCGGTAGGCTACGGCCCGTTTCCGCAGGAGGTGGACTATTCTGATGCCGCACCGCAAAACCTGACGGCTGCGGCTGCCGCCAAGGACACGAACAGTATTACAAGTATCTACGCCGCCGGAACAACGCGGTTATTCAAGTTAGACACCTCAGACTTTTCTTGGGACGACATTTCTGCCACGACCTATAGCGGCACTTTTGGGTGGAAGTTCACGCAGTTTGGAAACTCCCTGATTGCGGCCAACGAGTCCAACACCATGCAGTACATAGACGTTATGTCAGGGACTACCTTTGCAGACCTAGCCGCTGACGCACCCAAGGCAAAGTTTGTGACCGTGGTGCGGGACTTTGTGGTGTCTGGCTACCAGAGTGCCAACAAGAACCGAGTCCAATGGTCGGGCATCAACAACGAGAAGACTTGGACTACCTCTGCCACAACACAGGCAGACTTCCAAGACGTGCCTGACGGCGGGTTCGTGCAAGGGGTTACGGGTGGCGAGTTCGGGCTAGTCCTGCTAGAGCGCAGTATCGTGCGGATGTCCTACGTCGGAACCCCGCTGATATTTCAGTTTGACAACATTGCTAGGAACCGTGGGTGCTTTGAGCCTAACTCGGTCATCCAATGGCAGGGCATTACTTACTTCCTCGGCGACGACGGTTTCTACGCCTGTGACGGGCAGAACCTAAAGAACATAGGTGCGGAGAAGGTCAACCGATACTTCTTTAATTCGTTAAAAGAGTCAGACCTAGGGAATATGAGTGCCGCCATCGACCCCATCAACAACTTGGTGGTCTGGGGATACCCGACGGTTGACTTGGATTACAGGGTCTTGGTCTACCACGTCCCAACAGGAAAGTGGTCGTTCTCGGACTCCACGGCTACCCGTGTGGCTCCCGTGTCTACACCTTCCATCACCCTAGAGGGTTTGGATGCGTTTAGCGCGAGCCTAGATGCCCTAGGTATTTCGTTGGACAGCCGGAACTGGCTGGGCGGGAAACTGCTTTTGCTTGGGATTGACGGCAACAAGCTGATTACCTTCACAGGGGCTTCCAAGACGGCCACGATTGAGACGGCAGATATTTCCGCAGACGCAAATCAGTCTATGGTTACCATGCTCAAGCCAATCGTAGACGGCGGGACTGGAGATGCGTCCGTGGCCTCGCGCTTGCAGTTAAACCAGACTGTTACCTTTCCGACCGTTACCTCTGCCAATAGCGAGAACAGGATTGGGGTGCGGTCTTACGGGCGTTACCACAGGGTTAAACTCCAGCCCACGGGCACTTGGTCAACGGCAATTGGGATAGACGTAGACATTCAACAGGCTGGAACGCGCTAATGTTTAGAGTTCTACCGTACCAAGGCGGCGACCCACGGCAGATTTCCGAGGTGGTCAACAACCTGATGAACGGCAAGTCCAATAACACGGGGACTATTACCCTTGCTACGGGCAACGCTACGACCACGACCCTGATAGACGAGCGTATTTCTGTATATACAAAAATTATCCTGATTCCGTTCTCGGACGCGGCAGAAGCTGACTCTGCGCCCTACGGTGCGTTTCAGGATACGACTGACCAAGTGGCGGCTAATACGACCACGGCGTATGCAATGACGCTTAACACCACGGACTACTCAAACGGGGTGTATTTGTCTAATAGTTCCAGAATGAACGTGCGGAACTACGGGATTTATAACCTGCAATTTAGTACGCAGTTCGTTAATACCGACAGCCAGATTCACGACATTGATGTGTGGTTTCGCAAGAACGGGACGAATATCGCTGGCTCTAACAGCCGGTACTCAGTCCCAAACAGCCACGGCGGTGTAGACGGACACCTGATTGCAGCGTTAAATTACTTTATAGAACTGAACGCCAATGACTACATGGAAATCATGTGGGCAACGGACGACATAACGGTAAGTATTCAGCAGTTGCCGACTAGAACTAGCCCAGACACACCGGCAACCCCGTCGGTCATCGCTACCATGCAGTATGTCGCACCGTCGGCTTACTCGAACATTTACGTCTCTGCCCAACAGCAAGGACAGGCAACAATTACGCATTTTTCTAACGCCACGGCGAACAAGACTTATGCTTACATTTTGGTTGGATAATCTTTATAATAGGTGATATATGGCTTATGACGCTTTCGGAAACCCTATCCCTGGCACAACAGTTCCTGGTACTGGGCCGTTACCTAGTCTTTTAGCACCGGGTGGTGGCGAGTCAAAAATTGACCCAAGCCTTCGCCCCTACTTAGAGCGCGGGCTACAAAGGGCAGAACAACTGTTCTTTGGCGCACAACCACGGATGTTTGAGGGGCAGATGTATGTGTCCCCAAGCCAACAGACTCTTTCCGCGTTGCAACAACAGGAAGCGGCAATAACAGCCGGTCAGCCGTTGCTCCAGCAAGCACAGCAAGCCTACCAGTCGTCTTTAGGACAGATTGGGCAGACCGCCGCAGGTGGTTTTCTGCAAGGCTCCCCGTATCGTGAAGCAATGGTTCAGGCAGCTACCCGTCCACTTACACAGCAGTTTGGCGAACAGGTGCTACCGGGCGTTGCAAGCCTTTATTCACGGGCTGGACGCTACGGGTCAGGCGCGATGGAACGTGCCCTTGGCGGGGCCACAGAAGCCTACGGCAGGGCATTAGGCGACGTTACCTCCAACATCGTTGGTCAGGACTACGCTCGTGAGCGTGCATTGCAACAACAGGCACAACTTGGACAAGCATCACTAGCCCAAGCCGCCCCGTCGTTTTTCCAGCAAGGGTTTCTTCCTTCTCAGGCATTGGCACAGGTTGGTGCGGCGCAAGAACAGATTGCGGCACAGCCCCTGCAAGAACAGATTCAGAGATTCCAGTATTCACAACAACTGCCGTACTCGCAATTGCAGTCTTACCTGTCATCGGTTTACGGGACTCCAATGGCATCAAGCGTGTACCCACAACAGCCACAGGCACAGACCAACAGATTGGGTCAGGCAATAGGCGGTGCTGGACTAGGTTACATGGCAGGAAACTTCTTGGGCGGCTCCGCGTTTGGCGTTCCTAGCCAGTACATCGGTGCTGGATTAGGCGCAATTGGCGGGTACTTTCTTTGATTAGACAGGTAACAAAAGAGACGTTGCCGGAGTTTTTAAGCCTTGCAAGGCAGATGCACGAAGAAAGCACTTCAAGAGATTTAGAATTTTCAGCAGAGAAACTAGAGCAACTAATTGGTTCCCCATCGACATTTTGTGTGATGGCTTATAAAGACCAAAAGGTAATCGGCGGGATGCTTGGTTTTATTACAGAACATTATTTCTCTAAAGACAAAAAAGCGGTAGAAAGCGGTTTATATGTTGTCCCAAAACACAGAAACGGGATGACTGGAGTTAGGCTAATTCGTACATTTGAGGATTGGTCAAAACAGCACGAAGCAAAGCATATTTGGATAGGTTACTCAACAGGGATAGGAGACATCAACAGAATGAAAGACTTCTATAAAGCCCTTGGGTATGACTATGAAGGATTCTTTTGCAGGAAGAAGATAAATGTGTAATCCAGAACAAGAAATAAGAAACCTTGGTTCGGCAATTGATGACTATGTTTTCCAACCAATCAAGGAAGACCCAGTTGAAGCAATTGCTACTGCTGTTGGTTTTTACTATGGCGGCCCAGAAGGTGCGGCGTTGGCGCGTGGTGGAACAAAATTAGCACAAGGTGAAGAACCAGAAGATGCGGCCAAAGCAGCCGTAACAACTTACGTTACAGCTACCGTTGGGCAAGAACTTGGTGCGTCTACTGGTGGCGGTGGAGAAACTGGCGCGTTTGATTCTGGGCAGGGTTTGGATGCAATGTCTGGTGGTGCGGGTCAGGTTGGGGCAGGAGCAGCGCCAACCCCAACGCCTGACGCAACATCAGGAACCCAAGCGCCTATCGTTGAAGCAACAGTAGTAACACCAGAACAGACTTATCCGGGCGTAGAACAAAACGCATTTACACCAGCACCGGGCTCGTTACAGGCAGAGTTGCCAAACCTAGGGGTTGAAACCGCCGCGTCGTCAGCACCGTATACGGCGATACCTGGCTCGATAGAAGCCCAGTTAGCGGGAACTCCTATTGCTGGTGCAAATCCCGCGATTTCCCTGCAAGACGCTTTCCGTGGGGCTAGGATGGTTCAAGGTTTATTAAACAGACCACAACAGCCACAAGTCAATCCTTATATGCTGATGAACCAACAGCAACAACCAGGTTTGGTTAGTTACGAAGAACTGCTTGGGTTGCTAAACAGACCAATGGCAAGCACTCCAAACGTATATCAGGCTCTCGCACCACAGCAGAATCCTTACAGCTTAATTTAGGGTAAAAAACATGGCTACACTTCAAGACTTTATAGGCGGCGGCATACCAGCCGGACTGTTAGACCCAGCGCAAATGCAAGCCGCAGAACAACGCGCACAAAACTCTGCGCTGATAAACACGTTCTTTAGTGTGCTACAAGGTTCGCGTGGGCAACCCGGACAAGGTAGACCTGGCATTGGGCAGATTGTCGGTCAGGCTGGGCCAGTAGGGTTACAGGCTTACCAGCAGTCGTTTGATAGAACTTTGGCAGACACTCTAAAAGGATTGCAGATTTCAGAGTTTAGGCGCAAGCAAGAAGAAGCAGAAAAAATCCGCAAACTTGCGCCACAAGTATTTCAAGTTACTCGCGCTG